AATGCAACAATTAGAAGCGGAATTTCCTATAGCCACAACTGTAGGAGAGATCGCAGGCGAATCAGCGCCATTTTTACCAGGAGGATTAGCTAGTGTCCCAGCAAAACTATTACCCAGGCTCGCGGCCACGTTCGGTCTTGGTGCCGCTGAGGGAGCCACAATTATTGCTGGCGGAGGCGGAACAGGAGAAGACATCGCTAGGGGTGCGGGTATTGGAGGGACTTTCGCAAGTGCTGCTAGCCTGGCTATCCCTGTCTTTGGTCGCGTACTTGGTAAAACTATAAGACGGCTTACTGGTAAAAATGCTGATGAGGTTCTTGATGCGGCCGGCAATATAAACGCAGACGTTAAAAAGACCCTCGATGAAGCCGGCGTTACTGTTGAGCAATTACAGGATGAGACGGTTCAAATTGTTAGGCAGGCCACCGAGTCACCAGAGGGGCTGGCCAGGCTAAAGGCTGGTATTGAATCTGGTGAGCAGCTGGAGACTACAGCCAGGGCCACCTTGTTCGACGATCTTGGCATCCCAACCACTAGATCGCGCATAGAGCAAACGCCAGAGGCATTTCTTGAAGAGCGCAGACTTGGCCGGCAGGTTGAATCGGATTCAGCACAGGAGCTTAGGGAGCGTCTAGCAGCAGAATCACAGGGGTTCAAAGATGTATCTGACCAGCTAGCGGATGATCTAGGCTTGGGTAGAGATGCTGGCGAGTCTATAAAAACCGCTTTGGATGCCAGGCGCACAGGCGAGAAAGCCAATGTTAAGGCGCTATATGACGACCTGAAAGTTAAAAGCCAGGGCCGAGGCATTCCACTTGCCGGCGATGAGGTTTCCAAATCCCTGCAAGATGACGATGTTCGCGGCTTGATTGGCAGATTGTCAGAAAGTGAAATTGATGGGCTTAATGATCGCTTAATAGAGTTCGGTATTGATAGCGATCCTAACCGGGTTGCTAATTGGGTTGAGTCTAGGACGGCTAGAGCTGGTGGGTTGCCCACTAAAACCGAAGTTACTCCATTAAATGCGCTTAACTTCAACGAGTTTAGAAAGTCACTTAATTCATTGCTTGGCCCTGATTCGTCCGATGAGCTTCGCGGCGTTGCCGGTAAAATCAAAGAAGGCCTCGATAATGAGATTAACTTCCTCGAAAAACAGCTTAAAAGCGGCGATCTTGGAAAAACTGGGCAGATTAGTTTAGATGCTATTGAGGCTGCTAAAAGAGCCACTAAGGCCTCGGCATTATTTAAGCAAGAGTTTGGCCCGGATAAAATTGTTAATACGCTGATTAAGCCAAAGCGCGGTAGTTTTGACGAGCCGCAAATACTGGCCTCTGAGCTAGTTCGTAAGATGCAATCGCCTAGAGATAAGATTGGCACTGAAGAGGCTATTGAATCAATTACTGACAGCCTGAGAAAGGGTGGCGCTAAAGGCAAACAGGCGCTAGGTGATTTCCAATCTGCCACCGTTCTCGATTTAATGGAAACGGCCACCAAGGCGAAGTCCGGAAAGCTAGACGGCGGCGTTATTGAGTGGTCAGGCACTAACTTTGGTAAAAAGTTTGATGCAATTGGCGAGCGTCGATTAAATGCGATCTTTAAAGACAATCAGCAAGCTTTTAATATGCTGAAAAAATTGCGGGCTGCCGGCGACTTAAAGACAGAGTTTAAATCTGTTGCTAAGTCTTCAGGAACCGCAGACGATTTAATTAACTTCTTTGACCGTGTTCCATTCGTTAGAAACCTATTCAGTACTGCGGGGGGTCTAACTGTAGGCCCCGGCGCTCTAATAGCTGGAGAGGTTGCGGAGGGTGGTATTAAGAAGGTAAAGGCTAATAGCGCACGAAAGGCGGTTGAGAAGCGACTGTCCACCTCACCAGTTTTGCGGCAGCAAGCGCAAAACTACAGGCTAATGTACCCGAATATACTGGCAGTTCTTGGAATTGAGTCAGTCACCACGAAAGAGGAAAAATAATGGCTTCTCGATTTATCCTACCGCTCGCGGATGTTGGAAATGGAATAAGCCCCAGTGATGGCGCAAAGCTTACCTTTTTCATCACCGGCACCTCTACTCTAAAAGATACGTACTCTGACGAGGCCAAAATCACGCCGAACACTAACCCGGTGATAGCTGACGGTGATGGCTTATTCCCCGAGATTTGGATAGATGGGTCTTACAAGGTTACGCTCACAGATAAAAAAGATGTGCCGCAGTGGGAAGAAGACCCAATTCATTCCATTCTAAGCTCCGATGATATTATGGATGTTGTCGAGGCAACCGAAAACCTAGCCATTATATTCACCAACTACGCCGACCTAGTTGGAAATTCTGGATCCAGTATACTCCCTGATGGTAGCCGCATTACCCTAACTGCTGGGCAGAACGCCAGAATATTAGGCCGGGTAACTGAGGGGGATGGCGGTGATAATACCTATCTAATTGGCACCTTTGGCGCTGATGATGGTGGCTCTATTGTGGATCTTGATTCAGGATTGCAGGCTAAAGGCTTATTTCCTGGTGGCATTCATAGTGTTAAACAGTGGGGGGCTGTTGGTGATGGGGTTGCAGATGATACAGCAGCTATTCAGGCAGCTCTCAATCAGGCTTTATCACTAGGATTCACGGTGCTGCTAGGTGACGGTCGTTATTTGTGTAACAGTCAGCTGAATATAGATGCGGCCATAAATACCGATAACGTGCAAATAAGCATAAGCGGCGATGGCTACGCATCTAACTATTTGGATAGTGACAACCCCTGCGACATCATTGCTAACGCCGCGACGCTAGGCGGACTTCCACTCATTAGATTGGATGTCACTAACATCGCCATCGGCGCAGAAAGATTCACAGCTACACTAAAAGATTTTAACATCACAAGCACTAACGGAACTGCGGTCACAGGGCTTCAAACAAAGCATTGCTGGTACAACTTAGAGCGTGTTGGTATTAAGGGCTTCACTAACGGCTTTCACTGTATTGAGAGCTTCAGAGGGAGTCTTAATAAATGTGCCATCACAGGCAACACCAACAACATATTATTCTCAGGATTTAACAGCGTACAGACTATTACTGATAACAACCTCAGAGCCAGTACAGCTAAGATGATAACTTACGAATCTTGCTATGTACCTGACGCAACAACAAACCCTAACGAAATGTCACAATGCTGGATCACTGGCAATAACATGGAGTCGAACATTGACGTTCTAGACTTTTCTAACGCCGTTGCAGCCACTCATGTTTATATAAAGGGGAACTATCTGGAGGCTGGCACCAATGCGATAAACGCAGTAGGAGCCAAAGCAAGAAATATAGTTTTCGAGGGTTCGGCGATTGGCTATAGTTTTATGTTTGATGATGCTCAGTATATCGACATCACGACAAACCAGGGCATTTTAGATGTAACCGAGAATAGCATCAACGTTAATTTTGA